TTACTACCACTATAGCAATAGATAGTGTTGGATTATCTTTTGCTAATGTCCATACTTGTTTAACTTTGTTCATAGTTTTCTCCTATTTTTCTTTTATTGTACCCCAATTTGGTCCGGATTCATAGTCTACTTTGTTAGGAACTTCAAGGTCTACTGCAGTTTCCATAATACTTTTTATCTGTTCTGCATGTTCTGGTGACTCCACAGATATATCTAATTCATCATGTACTTGAATGTGGGGCACCACTCCTGTTTTATGTAATTCTATCATAGCTTTTTTAGTCATGTCAGCTGCACTTCCTTGTATTAATTTATTTAATGCTTTGTAAGTGTAAGCACGTCTGATCCCTGGTCCGTGTTCCGCGAGTGCTGCTTCATGAGGTAATGCTTTATGAATCCCGAACTGATTAGGTTCCCACAGTGGAAATCTACACAATCTTCCGAGTAATGTTCTTATTCTTCCAGAGTCTTGCGCCCGTTGCATTACATTGTCCATTAGTTGTTTTACAAATGGAACTTTGGTGTGATACTGTTTAAATAGTTCTTCAGCTTTATCTTTATTTACTCCTAGTTCAGCTTGTAATTTATTTTTTCCCATACCATAAAATAACCCAAGATTAATTGTCTTAGCTTGTGATCTTGGTATCTCTGCCATATCAGCAACAATGTCATGAAAGTCAGCGTTTCCTTCTTTATAGGCTTCCAATACTTCATCCACTCCATAGAGATTTTGTAAAGTTGCATAATGCACTACCAGCCTAGGCTCTTGCTGAGAATAGTCAAAACAACCCCATGTATGGCCTTCCTCGGGTATAAATAAGGACCTGATCCGTGGTCCGAGTTCTTTGTTCCTTGCTGGTATCTGCTGTAAATTTGGGTTTGAATACGAAAATCTTCCGGTTACTGTGCCTCCATTATCTCCTCTTAATTGATTAATTTCAGCATGGATTCTTCCCTTGTGAGAATGTTTGATTATGGTATCAATGAAAGTGGTATGGGCCTTATTTATTTCACGAGCCCGGGCTATATGTTTCACTAGTGGGTGGGGGTGATTCTGTAAAAAGTTTTTTGTAAATGAAGGAGAATCTGTTTTTTCGGTGCGGTCATAAGATAGGTCAAGTTTGTCAAAAACTTGTGCAATACTGCGTGCTGCCCATATTTGGGTATCTATTCCTGTTTCTTTTTTTACTTCTCGTAATGATTGTTTTTCTTGTTCAACTAATGTGGTTTTCAATTTGTGCGCTGCTTCCACATCAACGCGGACCCCTTTAAATTTCATATCCACTAGACCAGGAAACAATTCTGTTTCCATATCCATTATGGAAGTAAGGTCTTGCAAATTTATTTCTTTTTTTAATTCCTGCCAAAGTTCTAAAGTAATAACAGCATCTTGTTCTGCGTATGTCCCAACATACATTGCCGGAAGCTTGTACATTTCTGCTTTAGGGTCAATACCCCAACTCTTAGCAGCTTCATATAATTCTGCTTCGTTCTTTCCTTTTCCAGTATATCTTTTACTACAGTTGTTTAAGTCATAGCGCATTTGATTTTCATCAACTAAGGCTGATGCAATCATTGTGTCTACTATTTTACCGCTAATACTTAAGCCAAGAGCCCTGATCCAACACACATCATACATGGCATTATGAAAAATTTTTATGGCTGGTGTATATAATACAGCTTTAAACCATTTCAGAACCATTTTCCGGTCCATATTACCGCCGCCTTCATGAGCAATTGGATAATATCCACACCAATTTTCAACAGCGACTGATATTCCTACAATTTCTCCTGCTCCTACTACAGAACCGGAGCCTCTTCTTATATTTAAATTAGGATCTTGAGTTTCTAGGTCTATCGCAATTTCCTCATATTTAGATAGATCTGGAAAATCTTCTGGCGGGAGCCATTCTGTGCGTGGTTTAAAAAGCGGTTGTTGTATCATTTATTTTTCTTCCAGTTGTTATAGCCTTTAACCCATTCGGTGGATCTCCGTTCTTCTGTAATAGGTTCTAGTTCGTCTTGTAATTGTTCTGATGTTGTTTTTACTTTCTTCATTTCCCACTTGGTAATGATATCGCTGATCTCTTGAAACGGATAGTTGCGCGCAACCATGTCACTACGGTAGGCTTTAATTTCTTTTAATAATTCTTCTAGTTCTTTATTCATCCGCATAATCTCTATCAATTGCCATTTGACAATAGTGAATTGCTTTTTCTAAATCTTTTCTTTGTCCTTTCTGCTTGTGCCTGCATAAATATTTTATAGCGTTTCCTTCTGCAAAAGGCAAATTATTTTTATTTATAAATTCTGATGGTTGGATCTTCATAGATTGATAGTGATCACCACCTATTTGTTTTTTGTATACATCGCTCATGCTATAAATATTAAATAAAGTTTAATTGCAAAATAAAAAGTTATCATTGATAATAGAATAGCTTCACTTGTTACGTCCATCATATTATAAATGCTTTTGCTGCGCGCTTCGGTTCTATAATATGTAAATTTTCTTTTGTTCGTGTTGCACCTACATAAAATAATCTATTTTCATCATCGGGATTTTTATGGTATGTTTCTAAAGTAGTTTTAGTAAGATCAGTTAGCAGAACTACGTTCTGACATTCTCCTCCTTTAGCTGCGTGTATAGTAGAGAGTTCTATTCTTGGTTTTTTATTTAATTGTTCGCCGTTAGATCGCATCTTTCTTAAATAGTTAATGCGCTTGGAGCCTGCCTCATCGAAGGCTTCATACCAAACTTCTTTAGTTTTTAATCCGAAGTCTTTAGTTAGTTGATCTATTCCATAAAATGATCCTTTAGTCATCCCCTGCATCAATTTTTTATCTTGGTGGTCAAGAGACATATATCCATAAATTTTTTCTATTTGTTTATAAGATAACAGCTGTCCCTGACGTAAATGTTCCCAGTCGGTAGCCGCTTCTTGAATATCTTTCTCATGACCACGTTTATGTCTGGTTTCATAATATAAACCTTTACGATGTAAAGTATCTTCTATTTCTTTTAGTAGATGTTTAGTTCTAGCTAATACTAACCATTCTCCAGAAGACATATCTACTGATTCAATATTAAAATGCCTCTGTAGACTCCCTTCACTGGTTCTAGGTTGCCATGTTTTATTAATTCTATGTTTAATTCTATTTACAATTCCCATTACTAAAGTATGAACCTTAATAGGCACCCTATGTGATTGTATTAAAGGAAGATTTATCATTTGATCTTGTAGAGCAATAAAAGAATCTACATCAGCACCCGCCCATTTAAAAATAGCCTGATCGTCATCACCCGCAATAAAAGAATCCTCACTCTTATTCCAGATGGATTTTGTCATGTCCCACTGCATTAAAGACAAATCTTGTGCTTCATCTATAAATACTACATCAAACTTGGGGGATAAATCTGACTTAATAAAATCTAAAATCATGTCATTAAAATCTATTAAGTTATATTCTTTTTTATATATTCTTAATGCCTCAGCAATGTCATATAATTTATTTAACTCTAAGTCTTGAGCGTGCTCTCGTCTATTATATTGTTGTTCCAGTGTAATATTTCTTACTTTAGCTCTATTAATAATTTCTAAATATTCACTATCAGAAGTAAAAAAACCTCCATGATCTGGTTGGTGTTCTGCATATGTTACAGGAAATCCAATTTTTTTTCCAAGATCTTTATAATGACTTGATTGCATAACCTGGTCTTTCTTTAATCCTAATTTTCTAAATGCTAATGAGTGTAGAGTTCTAAAGTATGGAAGATCATCCTCAGTTAAATTAAATTTTTTAATTGCTTCATCTCGGGCGTGATATGCAGCTTTCTGAGTGAATGCAAAATATCCAATTTTATCTGGGTCTGTTTTCTTTAGATAACTATCTACTTCATTTAATAAAGTTGTTGTCTTACCTGTTCCTGGAGGTCCTAGTACTATTGTTTTCATTCTCTGTACCACCTTTCTGCATCTTCTACATGCTCCTCTAATGTGTCGTGAACAAATCTACTATTACAATTAACACATGCCCATCTTACAAATTCACCTGTTAGATGATTGTGATGTAAACCTATTTTACAGTCAGTTCTTCCACAATGCTGACAGTAATCTGTTTTTGGTGGAGTTTTATCATCTTTTCTTAGAGCTACTCTAATTGCATGTATTTTATTTTCACAATTTTTACATTTTCTTTTAAGTCTTTTGTAAACTGCTTGTGTTTTTTTATCTACTAGTGCACTTGCAATATGAAAATTATGGTGATTAGATTTTACACCACACGCTCTACAAACATATTGATCGTTTTCTGATCCTAAAATGGTATGAATTACATCTTTATATTTTCTAACAAAATGTTTTATCAAAACACATCCTTCGGCTTCAATTCTTTTTGAACATAATCATCTTTTCTTTTATCAAATTGTTTAACAGAAAATACTGATATTCTATTTTTACCAACCCTAGTGTCCTCACAGTTGCAAAATTCTTTTAGCATCTGAGCTGTACGTTGATAATTAATATCCCATCGTTGTCTAATTAAAAAGTGAGTATAAAATTTATTGAATATAAAATGATGATAGCCTTCATGATTCCATACACCTCCATTTTTAAGATCGGTAATAGCTGTGCCGATGTGTCTATTTAAACAAAATTCTTCTAAATGATTTCTTAACTGATCTGCTGTTGTCACACCTTCTGGTGCTTCCACAGGTTCGTGGTTCTTCATCAGTGGATTTATAATCATGTCCCAGTCTTTAGGCTTAACTGTTGGTGGTTTAAAGTCTAGCTGTTCCATACACGCCTCTTGAAACAAACTTTGTTGTTTTAAAAACTTAACATTCTCCAGGTGTAAACGTTGACCATCAACATTAAGATAGTAATATGGTTTTTCTAATTTAATTTTTTGTAAATCTGTTAGTGCAGGAAACACTATCTCTCCCCCAATACCAAATTTTCTTTCTCTACATAATTTTTTATCACATAAATTACACATTGGAACATCATTACATTTATAACCCCATTCTTTTTTTTCGTGCTGTCTTTTAATTATATCTACTTCGGACTCACTTAAAGGAGTTGCTGACGCCGCAATGTTAAACATTGTGAGTCTACTCTTCCACTCTGTCGGCCATTTCTTTTTGGCATAAACAGCATAATGAAACAATGCATTATTTCGTCCACCTTCTGGTATTTTATTTAATGCCATCAATTCTATACATGGTGGTGCATCATCATAATCAGAGGGGGGTCTTTCTATTTTAATTTTTGTTATGTCCTTCTGTACATTTCGTT